CGCGTTCGGCCCGCCACCGGGGGACTGGTGGGCTTAGTTGATGTTGATCTGGCGGCCGGCGTCGGCGTTCAGTGCGCGGGCTGTGTTGCGCCAGATGGCGAGCAGGCCGCGGTCACCGTTCGGGAAGCCGGTCGTTGCGTCGAACATGTTGGGGACCAGCTCGACATCCATGCCGAGGCGGTCCAGCACCATGTAGTTCTTCGGCGCGACGAGGATGCCGACGACGGCGTCGTCGGTGGTCACCGTGGCCGGCGCTGACGGCGTCTCCCAGACCGGGTAGCCGAGCAGCTGGAGGCCGGTGTTGCCGCCGGGGTTGTTCTGCGGGTCGCCCACGGCCGGGTAGCCGAGGGTCGAGTTGAAGTACTTGCCGTAGGCGGTTTCGAAGCCCTGGCAGATGCGGATGACCGCACGGCTGAGCATCCAGATCGCGTCGCGGCGGTGGCGGATCGGCAGCGCGGCCTCGGTCGCGTCGAGGTCGGCGACCGCGAACGTGTCGTTCGTGATCGTCTCCTTGACCGTGAACACGCTCTTCACGAACATGCCCTGCGGGTAGACCGTCGTGCCGACGCCGATCGAGAACTGGTTCTCTTCGAGCGTGTCCTTGGCCTCGCCGATGAGCACGGCCAGCTCCGAGCCGATGTCGGGCCGGTCCTGCAACGTCTCGCGCGAGAGGGTGATGAACGACGACACGCGCTGCGCCGTGAGCGACGGCCGGGCGAAGGTCGGGCCACCTTCCGTGGTCGCCGCCGACTCTGCGTCGTAGGCGGCCAGGACGTTGCCGACTGACACGCCCTGCCAGTTGTTCGAGCCAGCGATCGTCTCGACCCGGCAGACCACCCGGAACGGGTTGATATTGGTCCAGGCGCCGGTCGGGATGAATGTCGGGTCGAAGGTGTACGGGATGGCGTAGCCACCCGTCGTGGTCGTGCCGACGACCTGGAGCGCGGCGTAGCGCTCCTCCTCGGGCGTCAGGGGGATGCCCTTGACGAGCTTGTTGAACGCCCGCTTGTAGACCGGGCTGCCGGTCTTGAGCATGCGCTGGGCGATTTCGCCTTCCTCGGTGTCGCGCGTGTCGAGGAGCCACTGCATGTGGGCCTTGATCGCGGCGTCACGCTTGCCGGCCTCGGGGTGCTCCAGCGTCGATGTCTCGACCGAACGCTTGGCGTTGTCGCGAAGCTTCTGCTGGCGTTCCTCGACCGAGCGAACATGCCCTGGGCCGTACTGCTCGGGGTTGTAGATGTCGGCCTCGGTCTTGCGCACGATCACGGTCGGCCCGCTCTCGACGCGGCCGGGGTCGGCGGAGAAGGTGCGCAGGAGCGCCGTGCGCTCGTCCCACGCCTTGATGTCGGCGCGCAGGGCGGTCAGCTCGGCGGTGTCGCGATCCCACGTCACCTGTGCCGTTTCGGGCAGGACGCCGGGGTACTCGGTTGCCTGGCGCTTGAGCGCCTCTTCGAGCTCGCTTGCCCGCGCGGCCTTGTCCTCGCGGGTGACGTACTCATGGGTGTCCACGTGGAACTTCTCCTTTGGCTGGGGGGAGGGGGTGCGCGCCTGCTGGGCAGAGCGCATGAGGGTGTCGAAGTGCTCGGGGTCACTGCGCTTGTAGTAGGTGTCGGTGGTCGAGCGCGTGCCGGCCGTCGCCGACGGGTTGGCGGGGAAGGTGACCGGGCCGAACTCGAACACGCGGGCGCGGGTGATGACCCGCTCGGGCAGCGCGTCGGGGTTGTAGTCCGATGCCTTGGGCCGGCGGTCCCAGCGGTCCTCGTCGACGGTGAAGCGGAAGGACGAGCCGTAGACGCCTGCTTCCAGCCCCGGCCGCAGGTCGCGGTTGTAGCTGGTGTCGAACAGGTCGACGGTGTAGGCCGGGCCGGTGGCGTCGGTGTTCAGCTCCTCGATCGAGCCGAGCACCTTGTTGCCAATCTGCGGGTCCTGGCCGTGGTCGTACAGGACCTTCATTTGCGAGCGGCTCTGCGCGATCGTCTCGTCGAAGGCGTGCGGGTCGATGCTCTCGAGGAAGTGGCCCTCGAACATCGAATCGACTTCGTACCACTCGTTGAAGGTGGCGAAGTGGCCGGTCAGGTCCGGCATCCCGTCGCCCTTGGCGCGGACCTCGCCGGGCAGCGCGGCGGCGCGCGTGACCGGGATCGGGAGTTTGGCGGGCGGTAGGGCCTTCAAAGACAAAACCTCCGTGTCAGGGGGACACAGAGGTCACTCATCCCGGCTCCGGCCACTGGGGCACCCGCCGTTCGGTGGATGTATACCACGTCCGAACCGCGCGCGCTAGTCCAGCGCGCCCAGCAGCTCCTCGTCCTCGTAGAAGATGCGCAGCTCGGCGTCCCAGACTTTCGACAGCTCCGGGTCCGGCCGCTTGCGCGGCTTGGGCGGTTCCGCCCTGCCGCCGGCCGTGGCTGCCGGCTGTGGCGGTTGGCCGCCGGCACCGCGTGGTCGGAGAAGCAGGAGCAGCGACACTCGTCACATTCCGAAGTAGCCGCTGGCACCCATCGGGTCAACGGGCACAAACGGCGCGGTATTGGTGTCACCGAGCACGACCCACACGAGATTGCCCGTTTCGGACGCGGAGAGGAGGTCGATGCTCATGCGCAGCGTCACGCCCGCAGCGCCCGTGGTGACCAGCCGATAGCCGGCGTCGCAGCTCATGTCGTTGCCATCGGTCGTGCTGGCGTGGGTGGCGGGCGACTCGGCGTAGTTGCCGTTCCAGGTGATCGCGCTGGCGGCGTCGCTGATGGCCGTCGTGGCGCGGGTGAACGTGGCCGAGTCGTCACGGATGGCGGCTACACCGATGACCGCGCCGCCCGAGGCGACGGTACAGGTGGTGGAAGCATCGCGTGATGCAGGGCCGGCCGATGCCGCCCATGTCTGCGTCACGGCAACCGGCGTTTCCCAGAATGACGCCGACTTGGAGAAGACGATGATGACGCCCTCACCGATCAGGCCGGTGGTGGTCGAGAAGTCGAGCGTGGGGTCCGCTTCGGCGTCGCTGGTCGCTTCCTTGTACCAGATGCCGATCTTCATCGAGCCGACATTTGCGCCTGTGCCGGTCGTGCCGTCCGCGCCCTCAAACAGTTCGGTCCACCCGCTGATCTGCGCCGTGATGCCGAAGTCCTTCCAGCAGCCGATCGCGACGCACATATCGCCCGTTACCTGGGCGGCGGGCACGGCCAACACCTCGTCGGCCACAAGGCCGGTCGAGCCGTCCTGCCACGTACCCACGGCGCGGAATGCGACGGTCACATCACCACTCGTAGTATTCGAAGGCGATGTCCAGGCTGATGTTGGCGTCGGTCGTGATGTGCAGTTCACGGTCGGCGGTGGTGCAGAAGACCGGCACGGCAGGCGTGAATACCAGCCCCGGCTTGCTGCTGGACGATGGCGCCGTGGAGAAGGCGAGCAATACCTGGTCGGTGCCGGCAGTGTAGGTGGTATCGGCGTTGTCGCCGAACCATAGGATGATGCGCCCTGCCGTGGTGCCGTAGGTCCCGATGACCACGCTGGTGATGGCGAGCTTCTTGCCGCTGGTCGGCGTAATGACATCCGTGCCGGCCTGGCTGCTCGTCGTGTTGTATGCGAGGTGCTTCTGCATCGCCGGGTCGATGTGGCTGGTCAGTTGCCGTCCCCACAGATCGGAGATGCCGTTAGCCCGGTCCAGGTTGGCGATGGCGGTCGGTAGCGCGTTGGCAGCCTTGAAACCGACCTTGACCGGGTTCCCGCTGTCAACGGAGTCATGCGGCGTGCCACCGCCCACGCCCAGCACATCGACGGCGTTGGTGCCCGTTTCGTCCACGAGCGTCGTATCGAGCGTGCCGTCAGTCAGGCGCACCTTGCCGATGTAGTTGGTGCCCGCCGCAATGCTGGCGATATCAACGTCACCGATGTTGGCGTTGCCGGCCACGAGCGCGGGCAGGGTGGCGAGCGATACCGGCAGCGTTTCGCCGCTGAACGCTTCCACCTTGAGCCGCCCGTTGGCGTCGACTTGGAGCGGTGACACTTCGTTGGTGGTGTCCACCAGCGTTGTGTCAGCGTCACGCCGGACGGCACCGACGATGAGGCCCTTCGTCGTCGCCTCGCTGTAGGTCGTGCTGCCCAGCGTGGCTACCGTGTCGTCAATCAGCTCGACGGCGGTTTCGATGTCGGTGGTATCGCCGGCGATCGTGGCGAGCGATGCCTGCGCCGTGCTGTCGCTGACGGCGACCGCAGATTGGTTCGATGCGATCGCCACGCTGATCGAGTTCGCCATCGTTTGCTGCCCCTCGTCGGGGAGGCTAGCGATGGTGGTCGCCATCCGGCCACTGCCGTCGATGCTTAGCTGCTGGCCAACGTTGTTGGTGATTATGGAATAGTGCGGCGTCGGGGTCGCCGGTAATGTTGCGAGGGTGGCCTTGGCCCGTACCGTGGACGAGCCGCTGGTGTAGGCCGAGACCCGGAAGCGGAAATGAGTGGCGTAGTAGCCGTTGTAATAGTCGAACGGCGTCAGGTACCACGTAGCGCCGGCACCTATCTCGCCCTCTTCGAAGCTCGACTCGATGTAACCGGGGCCGATGGCCGTTGCGCTAACCCAGTTGGTGCCACCATCGTATGAGCTCTCAATGGAAACCGTGCCAACGAGGTCTCCCGCAGCGCTGAAATAGAACACAACGCCCGCTGCGCCGGCCGTCGAGATGGATACAACAGCATCGAGCGCGTTTAGGGCACCGCTCGCGGATCGGTCGAAGCCTGGGCCAACTTCGGTCTGTACCGCCGACTGATCCGATGCGATCGCCACGCTGATGCTGTTTGCCATCGTCTGCTGCCCTTCGTTGGGCAGCGCGGCGATGGTCACGTCAGGCAGAGTCACGATGTCAACGTCGCCGATGTTGTTGTTGCCGGCCGGCAGCGCGCCGACCACATCGACCTGCAACTCGGTGTCGATGGCGGCGGCGAGTTCGGTCAGTCCGGCGTTGGTGACAGCGACGTTGCCGGTGACGGTCACGTCGTTGTTGGTGCCGAGGTCCACCACGACGGGATCGGCGCGCAGCTCGGCGTCGGTGAGCGGCTGGTCCAGGCCGGTGTCAACGGTATTGGCGTCGGTGGCGATGGCGATGCGCTGGGTGTCGGCGGTCGATGCGCCCGGCCCAATCTCAACGTCGTAGTCGGTAAGCTCGCCGTTGTCGACGGTGACCGTGGACATCTACTCCTCCACCGACGTGTCGGTCGTTTCGGTGATGACACCGACGTTGTCGCGCTTGACCTTGCGCGTTGACGTGCGCGTGCGCTTGGGCATCGACACGATGCGCATCGACTGGACTTCGGGCGGCGGCGGCAGGTCGACGCGGACCTCGGCTGGCGGCGTGGTGACGTTGACCACGGGCGCGGGCACGTTGAGGTTGGCCGTCAGGTTGTCGGGCAGGACGATCGGCACGCTGATCTGGGCGGGCGTGTTGCGCAGGGCGGCGACCTCGGCGCGCAGTTCGGCAATCTCGGGCGAGTGGTCGCGCGCCTCGACCGGCGGCGGCAGGATGATCGGCGCGGGTGTGGCGCGCATTGCGGCCATCTCGGCACGCAGGGCAGCGATGTCGGCCGAGTGGTCCTTGACTTCGACCCGCACGGGTGACGTGTCGGCGCTGCTCGTGACCTGGCGGCAACGCGGGCAGGTGAAGCGGAACGGCGCGCTGGCGACCTCGGCGAGCATCTTGCTACAGCCCGAGCAGCGAACCTCGCCCGTCACGCCCGCGGCGTTGAGTAGGGCGGGCTGCTGTTGCGGCGGCGGTTCGGGTTCGGGCTGCGTCTGCGTGCCCGGTGGCTGCAACTGGACGCTGTATAGGCCGGTGTGCTTGAGCCGGTTGAAGTCACCGGCCACGACGGCCTCGACGATGGTCTGCGGGTCGAAACCGGCGTCGGTCAGCGTGCGGATGGTGGCCGCGTGCGCCTGGCCGATGTCGGCGGCGTCCTTGACGTCTTCCTGCAGGAAGCTGATCTGGGTGTCGTCGTACCACAGCCGCGCTCGCTCGGGCACTGACGTGATGGTCGCCAGCGAGTAGCAGGCATCGCGCCACATCGGCCGGCCGCGCAGGTCGGCGAAGGCGCGCCGGGCCTGGCCATAGTTGGAGTAGGTGGCGGCATCGAGTCCGCCGGCCAGTCCGATGATGATCGGAGGCACGCCGGCCGCCGAGGCGATGCGCAGTTCGCCCTTGCCCTGTACGTCGGTGAATGAGGCGTCCTTGAGGTTGTTACCGACCGCCGTCAGGTCGGCGCCGCCGCCCAGGAACAGCGTTTTCCAGGCGTTGCGTGCACCGGCATGGTCGCGGTTGAACAGTTCGATCCAGTCCTTGGCGGCGGCCAGCGTCATCGTCGGATCGAACTTGATCGCGAGGTTCGGCGTGGCGGCGTTCTCGAAATACTTCTGCTTGTGGCTGGTGGCGGCGGTGTCGCTCGACAGGTCGCGCAGGACGGGCAGCAGCCAGGGCATGCCCGAGAAGCGGCGCATCGGGTCGTGGGTGGTCTTGAAGTGGGCGACCTCGCTGCGCTGCAGGAACACCTTCTCTTTGCCGCCCGACGGGCCATCCGGTTGGTAGCCGTAGCCGAGTACCTCGGTGTCGAGGTCCCACGTCGTGGCGTTGCTATTCGGTGAGCCAGCGATGATGACGACCCAGTCCGGGCGCAGCCGCTGGAGCTGGTTCTGCCGTCGGGCAACGAAGGCATTGCCGGCCAGGTCGGCGTCGAGCAGCATGTCCTTGAGCAGCATCGCCGTCGTGCCACCGGGCCAGGGCTGCTCGAGCAGGCGCAAGTACGTCGAAGGCGTGTTGAACAGTTCGCCTGGCCGGCCGTCCTCCAGCCGCTGGAACATGAAGCGTGCCTCGCTGAACAGTTGCGCGCGGGCGTCCACGCAGGCGAACACGACCGGGTTGGTGGCGTAGGCGTGGGTGACGAGCGACGTGAAGCCTGAGCCGATCGGCTCCTGCTTGTTGTTGAGCGTCGTCTGCGGGAACCAGCCCGACGCGAGCGAGCTGCCCCACATCGCCGCTATCTCCTCGGGCGTGTAGGGCTGGAAGCGTTGCAGCCCGACGGCGCGCAGCATCCGCTCGGTCAGGCTCACAGCCGCCGCCCTTCGGAGTCGAGGAACACAACCTCTGCGCCGCCGCCGACCACTAGAACGGACTTCTCGCCGTCGCGCCACGCCCGAAGGCCCTCGCTGATTTGCGCGGCTAGGTCCGTTCCTTCCTGCTTTATGACGAATGAAGGCAGTACCACGATGGCCTGTTTGTCGGGGTAGAGGTAAAGGACGGGATGCTCAGGCACGCAGCACCCACGCTTCTGCGACCTTCTCGACCGGCACCATCGCCTGCGCGTGGACCATCGCCGCCGCGTCGAGGGCGTCGATTACGCGCTGGTCCTGCGCCGGGTTGGCGGTGCGCTGCGGATTGGGCCGCTCGAAGACGGTCGCGCCCAGGCGGTTGACGCGGGCGACGGCGTTCATGGCGTGGCTGGTCAGGCCCGCGTCGCCGGTATGGTGCAGCCAGCCGGCGCGCAGGCCCTCCATGAAGCGTTCGTACTCCTCGACCTGTTGCGGCATCGTCTGGCCGCGGCTGATGACGGTGCTGCCGAGGTTCTCGCGGATGAAGCTCTCCATCACGCCCGCGCCGAAGGAGGTATCGAGCACGATCGTGTGAACCGGGTTGCGCTCGTGGATGGCGAGCAGGGCGCGCTCGACCTTGCGCGGGTCGAGTTGCTGGCCGTTGCGCGGCGGCACGAGGATGGTGGCCGCGCCGAGCAGTACCCAATTCTCGTCGCGCTTCCAGAGTGGTACGAGGGCGGTCGTGTCGTACAGCCAGCCGAAGTCGATGCCCAGCCAGACCGGCTCACCCTCGGGGATGGCGTCGTCGGTGCGCGCGCCCTCCCACTCCGCGACGCTGATGGCTGCGCTGTCGGCGCGGGTGGGCAGGTTGCAGGTGAAGCGCCGCCAGTGGGCCATCGTCATGGTCGGCTTGTCGCGCTTGGCGCGCAGGCTGGCGACGGTGATGGCGCGCAGCGGGTTGGCCTTCTTGACCACTTTCACGTCATCGGCGTTGGCCGCCTCGGGCACGGCCCACTCGTGGAGCAGCACCGATTCGCTGACGGCGCGGACGAACGGCCCTCGGCGCGTGAACTGCGTCGCTTGCTGGCGGATGCGCTCGCGCGTCTGCTCGAACTCGCTGCCCGGCTCGCCGGCCGTGCTGATGGTGATGAGCTGGCCGTTGCGCTTGCCGAGCTTGCCTGACCAGGTCGCGTAGAGCGACAGGTCGCGGTGGCGGTGCAGCTCGTCGATCAGCGCCAGCGTGGGGATGACACCGTCGCCGGTCCGGTCATCATTGGCGAAGACCTCGATCATCGCCCGGTTGGTGCGGTGGACGATGCGCCGGTAGCCGTCGTAGCAGCGGAAGATGCGATCGAGCCGTGGCGTGCGGCGCACGAAGCCGGTGGCCTGCATGTAGAGGATGCGCGCCTGGTCACGTGACGAGGCACCGACCGGCACCCACGCATCGGGCGTGAACTCGGAGTGATAGAGCGCGATGCCGGCCAGAAGGGTCGTCTTGGCATTGCCTTCGGGCAGAAGCAGCCAATTCTCGGGACGGCCACTGAACAGGTCCTTGACGAAGGCGGCCTGGAACGGCTCAAGCACCCATTTCTGGCCGTTGTCGAGCACCAGATCGGCAGTCCAGGCGCGGAAGTGGGGGAGGGTGAAGGGTTTGTGTGTCATGCCGTTTTATTCGCCAAAACC